GGCTACCTCCGCCGCGCCGCCATAGTGAACTCCGCCGTCAACGATGCAGGCTTGCAGAGTATGACCCTGTGACCGAGCGCGCAAAGGACATCTTCCTCCTCGCGCTCCTCGGCCTGTCGATGGCTGGGTGTGCAGCCGTCATCGCGCTGGACCCTGTTCAACCGCCCCCCGCGCAATTCCGGGGCGACGTCGCAACCCGCATCGAGTTCGTCGCACCGGAGCGTGTCTCGCTTCGCTGCATTGAACGCGGCGTGCCATTCCTCGCCAACGCCTGCACAGGGCAGGGGCTCATGACCATGCCCAACCCGTGCGGGTTCTCTGACGCTTACGCAAAGATCGCCTGCCACGAGATGGCGCACATCAACGGATGGGCCAACGACCACGCCAAGCCGTTTCCGCCGGCCAGTGAAAGCCCGCAGGCAATGGCGCTGAGCCGCTAGCCACAAACACAATTCGAGATGAACGAGCCGCCCTGATCAGGCGGCTTTTTTCGTACCCGCCGCCGGGGTCAACGGGCGTCAAACAGGACGCCGCTGTTCGGGCGATTGCGTGACGACGACGAAAGGTCGAACGATGAGTGACGAGAAACTGAACTTTCTGGATGCTGAAGAATCGGCAGCGCCCGCGCCTGAGCAATCCGCTCCGGTCATCGAAGCCGATAAGCCAGCCGCACCCGAGCCAGAGCCGCAAGGCGATGCCAGGGCGCGCGACCCAGAGACAGGCAGGTTCGTCCCCATCAGCGCGCTACTAGACGAGCGCGATAAACGGCAAGCCGAAACCCGCAAGCGGGAAGAACTCGAGCAACAGCTACAACGCTACCAGCAACCGCAACAGCCTGAGCAAGTGCCGACTGACCCGTCAGGGATCATCCAGTATGCGCTCGCTGAACAGCAGCGGATCGCCTTCAACGAACGCCTCAACACTTCCGAGCTGATGGCCCGACAGAGCCACGGCGAAGAAACCGTGAGCCAGGCGCAACAGGCGTTTCTTGCCGCTGTCGGTCAGAACCCGATGCTGCAACAGCAACTGCAAGGCCAGATCCACCCATACGACTTTGTCGTCAAATGGCACAAGCAGTCCAAGCTGATGAGCGAAATCGGGCAAGACCCGGAAGCGTGGCGCAAGGCTGAAGCCGAGAAAATCCGTCAGCAGGTACTGGCTGAACTTCAGGGCCAAGGCGTCCAGCCGGCCCAATCGTCACAATCGCAACCCCCGCCGAGTGTGGTCGGAAGACCAGCGGCAGCGAGAGCGGGCTCTGTCCCCACGGGACCGGGCAACGCTTTCGATAACCTCTTCAAAGGATAACCAATGGCCGAAGTCGCCCTTGCATCCGCTTCTGAACGTCAGAAGTGGATCACTAACTATTTCGCTGAGTACGTCCGCAACTCGGGCTTCAAGCCCTACATGGGCCGCGGAAACAACTCGATCATCATCAGCAAGTACGAACTGACGGAAGAAGCGGGAAAGTCGATCAACATTCCGCTGATCACGCGCCTGAAGGGAACCGGCGTCACCGGCTCCACGAGCCTCGACGGCAACGAAGAAGAACTCGGCAACTACAACTGCAACATCTCCCTCGACTGGCGCCGCAACGCGGTGCGTGTTCCGAAGTCCACCAGCTACAAGACCGAGCTGGACCTTTTCGGTGCGGCGAAAGACATGCTGCGGACATGGGAAGCCGAAAAACTCCGTGACGATGTCATCAAGGCGATGCTGTCCGTGGTCACGACCGGCGACACGACCGTTCTCCTGGCCGATAGCTCGGCTGCGAACCGCAACGCCTTCAACGCCGCGAACACCGATCGCCTGCTGTTCGGCAAGCTGCGCTCGAACTACTCCGCAACGTGGGCAACCGCGATGGGCAACCTTGATACCACGGATGACAAGTGCACCGTGGCGTCGATGTCGCTGGCGAAGCGCATTGCGAAGAACGCTGACCCACACATCCGTCCGTATCGCACGGGCGATGGCCGCGAATATTTCGTCGCGTTCCACGGCTCGCGGACCTTCCGCGATCTGAAGGCCGACACCACGATGACGCAAGCGAACCGCGAAGCTCGCTCGCGTGAAGGCAACGGGATGGACGACAACCCGATCTTCCAGGACGGCGACCTCCTGTATGATGGGATCATCCATCGCGAAGTCCCCGAGATCGATGACGTCGCAGCGGCCGGCACCTACAACCTCACGGCGGTTGGCGCATCCTCGGCTGACGTCCGTCCGGTGTTCCTGTGCGGCGCTCAGTCTGTCGGCATTGCATGGGGTCAGGAACCAACCCCGCGCACGGACATGACGAAAGACTACTCGTTCCGTCCTGGTGTCGCCATCGAGGAGCTGCTTGGGGTCAAAAAGCTTGCCTTCAACGGTGTCCAGCAGGGCATGGTTTCGTGCTTCTTTTGTGCCGCCGCGGATTCGTGATTGTAGCTGGATAAGGAGAAACAAACATGGCTACCTATTCAGCCGTTGACTACCTGACAAAGCCGGTCCCGACACACGGGCAGGCCAACAATTTGAAGGCGTTCTATTTCGAGGTGGCTTGCACAGCAGCTCCCTCAACGGCGGACACCATCAACTTCGGTTACGTGCCGAAGAACTTCCGGCTTCTGCACGCGACCATCGAATCAACCGACATGGATACGGCTGGCTCCCCGACAATCACCCTCAACGTGGGTGACTCGGGTTCTGCCACGCGCCTGTTCTCGGCATCGACGGTGGCCCAGGCCGGCACGCAGTCGTCAGCAATGGCAACGACCGGGTTCGGCTACAAGTACACCGACAAGACGCTGATCACTGGCGTTGCGGCGGCGAACGCCACCACGGGCGCGGCCGGCACGATCTACCTGTCGCTTTTCGGCATCCAAGAAGACGCGACGACCTCCTGATGACGTCTTTCATCTGGAAGGGTGACGAGGATGAGGGGGCAGAGTTCTGCTCCCTCTTTCACGTGACGTTCCCGGTCGGGCAGTCTGTTGACGTGGGGCATTTGCTCCCGTGGCAGGTCAACAAGCTCCGGGGCAATCCGCATTTCGTGGAAGCCCCGGAGAATGCCCCTACGCCGAAAGGCAACCCGGAACAGGACGAGCGGGCAATCATCAAGCAGCAGCTCGGTGACCTTGGCGTGGCCTTTGACAAGCGCTGGGGCATCGATCGCCTCCGCGCGACACTGCGGGACGCGACGACAGAGCCGCTGGCGGTGATCGATGGCTGACGCAACGCTGGCCGAACTGCGCAACCGTGTCTTGCAAAAGCTCAAGGTGCTGCAAGCAGGCGAGACGGCGGAAGCCGAGGACACCGCATTGATCGAGGGGCTGATTGCCTCGGTGAATGAGAAGCTGCGCGACCTCGGGATAGCCTACTGGTCCGACAGCGCGTGTCCGCAATCGATGCTGGAAGACCTTGCGACCTATGTCGCCTGCCACGCGGCTGACGATTACATGGACGGAAGCGAGGCGGCGTCTTACCGTCAGACCTATGAGCCGACCGCAGAACGCAACCTGCGGCGTCTGGTTCAAAGCGGCGAGCGGTTCAACAAGCCGACGCGGGCGGAATATTTCTGATGCGCGTTCCGATGGCGACATCTGCGGCCTCTGCTGTTGTCACGGGGCTTGCGGAGAAGAAGTGCCACAACGTCTATCGCGAGCCGCACCCGAACGACCCCACGCGCGAGAACGTGCTGATCGAAGCGCCTGGCAGTCTCCAGCGCGCTGACTTTGCCGGCGGATGCCGTGGGATGTGGCAGGCCGACGGCCACGCCTCGGGGCAGGTGCTGATCGCGCAGGGGACGACCCTGTCCACGTTTGCGCCGGGCTCCAACTCGACGGGTTCGCTCACGGGGACGATTACCGGGAACGACCGCGGAGACTTTGCGTTCACCGAGACGCAGGGCTTCGGGCTGTTCAATGGCGGGCTGTATGTCTCGACCGGGACGGCTATCGCAGCGGTGACCGATCCGCAGTTTGCAACGCTCCTGAGTGATGCCAGCGCAACCGCTTTCACGTCCGTGGACACGCTCGGGCAGCGCGGGCTGTTCACCTATCGCAACCGCTTCGGGTTTACTGCTGTGCTGGCGCTCGATGACGTGACGGCGCTGAATTACTACACCGCCGAAAGCTCGCCTGACGACATCATCGCGGGCCGCGTTCTGGGCGAGTTCTACTATCTCATGGGCTCGCAAACGATTGAAGTCTGGTCGCAGACCGGCGACAGCGCCGATCCGTTTTCGATGCAGGCGGGCATGACGCAGCAAGTCGGCTGCGCGTGTCGTGACGGGATCGTCAAGGCTGACAACTCGCTGTTCTTCGTGGACGAGGCGTTCAACGTCCGCAGGCTCGGGCAGGGCGGCTCGCCCATCGTCTCGGAGCCTTGGGTGTCGGCTGCGCTTCGATCGGCAGGGGCTGCCAATATCATCGGCAAGACCTACCAGGATCGGGGCCACATCTTCGTCAGCTACCGGACGCCTACGGCTTGCATGTTCTTCGACGTGCTGACGCAGGAATGGCACACGCGCGGGACCAACCTGCAAAACTCGTGGCGCTATACGGATATCATCACGGCGGCCGGCCGCGTGTTCGTGTGCGACGAAACGGGACAGTTTGACGAGCTGAGCCGGGACTACGCTTCGGAGAGCATGGCGACGGCCTCGACGATGGGAACGGAGATTGTTCGGGAGTTCACGGCGCATATGTCGGGAGTTCCCGACAGCCTGCCAGTGACCACGCTGCGGCTCGAGAGTGCAAAGGGCGTCGGCGTGGCGACGGGACAGGGTGTTGACCCGATCGTGCGGATGCGTGCGTCAGTGGATGGCGGCAACACGTGGACAAACTGGCGTGACCGGAAGCTGGGCGCGCAGGGTGTCTATGATCAGCGCACGGTCTGGCATCGTTGCGGGAGAACGAGGCTCGCGGGCATGGTGTTTCAGTTCCAGAAGTCCGATCCGGCCCCCACGGCCTATCTGGGCGTCATCGTCAATGAGGATCTGTGATGACAGATCGCGCGCCCAAGCCGCCATCGGTCGGCGTGCCG